ATATATCATCATTAATTCCAATAACTGCACCAGATTCTAAAACAATATCAGTTATAGATGACAATGAGTTTATATTATCAATATTTAATTGATGAATAATATTTAAAGTGCATTCTTCAACTAAACTTTCAGATTTAATATTGTTTTGTTTTAATGCTCTTAAAACAGATAAAACAATAGAAATAATTTCAGTCTGAGATTCAAGGTTAATTCCAGAAATACCTCCAGTAATAGATAAAACAACATCGGTAATATCGGAAATTGATTCAATAGAATTAGCTTGAATTTTTTTAATAATATCAATAGATAAATCTAATATTTGTGTGGCACTTGAAATATCATTACCAAAAAGATTTTTACCTTTAGTAATACTTGAATTAGTTACTTGTGTAGAAGAACTTATATCTTCTTTAGTTAATTGTCTTAAAACAGAAAAAACAATTGTTGTAACTTCAGATAGTGCATTAATATCAGTTAAACCAACCGATTTTATAGCATTTAAAGAAGCATCAGTTATTTGACTTAATGATGATATTTCTTGTCCAAGAAGTTTTTTAATCGCATAAACAGATGCTTGAGTAATTTGAGAATCATTTGAAACATCATTTCCTCGAAGAATATTAACTAAACCGGAAATAATTGAATCAGATATTTCTGTAAAACAGTTAAGATTATTTGGACTTAATAATCTAATAGCAAAAAGAATATCATTATTTAAATTTGAATTAGAATTAATATTTGAAAATGATAATGTTGTACCTGTTTCAGCCAGATCAAAATATGTGCGGAATGTTGGAGGTTGAATTAAATAATATGGATTTTCGTATATAAATAGTTGCTGATCTATAGTCAATACAGACGAAAAAACCATAATATAATCCATATCTGCGTCAATTGTTCTATCTCCATCTGTCCTTTGGCCTATTATAAGGTCATTTGATGCATCAGAAACTCTATCACCTGAACCATTTTCATCGACTATATATGATTCTTCCGTACCATCAATATAAATAGCTACGCCATTAGAATTAGGAGAACCGTCCCAGGTTAATGTAAATGTATACTTTGAACCTAAAGTATAGGCAGAGTTAGTCGTGTATTTTCGCAAATCAGCAGAACTATAATCCGCACGAAAGTGTAACGCATTTATATCTGTTGTACGAAACCTTGCTCCGCTTGTGTCTGT